CCATATAAGTCTTATACTTCTGGTGCCGCCAAGGATAGGATACGTAAGTTTCGACCTATTCTAAGAGTCTCTAAGGCGCGTTATAGTATGTGGGTGGGTCGTGATATAGATTTTCAGAAAAAACCTGATATGCGTGCTTACGCGGTCAGTGGAGAGGGCGCAACTTGGGGCGGTGGTGCAACTTGGGGCGCTAATTCCTCTAATCCTACTATTTGGGGGTCTACCCGTTTAGTAGACCGCGCCAGTCCTATGAGCGGGCGAGGCAAATATACTCAGTATCGCTTTGAAAAGAAGGGGGTAGACACTCCTATAGAACTATACGGCTATATAGCTATATATAAAGCAGGAAGGGCAAGATAATGGGACCAGGAATATTAGGACAACGATTAGACGGTGGTACGTTAAACACTCTCTCGCCAAACTCTAGTAAAGAGGAGATGGTAGCAGCACTGAATGATATCATTATTCGCTTAAATACTATGCTCAAAGTGCAAACCTTTTCTGATGGTGAAAGCCGAAGGTATATACAAGGACATGTCGCTGGTAGATGGCCAGGAGGTGATTTTGGTGTTGCTATATCAAAAAAGGGGGACGATGTTTACACGACAGAATTTAAGAATTTATTATTTGCATGGGATTTTTCTACCAACAAACAATATTACAATGGTGGCGAGCAGATACTCACTGGTGGTAGTATTATCCTTAACGATGGTACGAATAATCGGCTTATAATAGGTAAGCAAGAGGGCGGTTTCTAATGGCGGATGACTATGGTGTAAAAGTAAGCCGTCCAGGTGCAGATGTACTGTCATCTGCAGATACATCATTAGTTTATAGTTCTTCGTGGCCAGTACTTAAGATACACAAGACTGGGCTTGTGGATGTCCCTGGACAAGGAGAAGTCTCTGTACCTCATTCTCTTGGCTATTATCCAGTTGCAATAGTCTTTGCCCATGTATCATCAGGTAATACTTCGCGTATTGCTATGTATAGCTTGTCATGCTCCACATCAAACATAATAATAGAAAACTATCGACATTCGACTGTCACATATCGATATATAATTTTTAGACAAAATCTTGAAGAGCCTTTTAGAGCTCCTATCCTGCGGGGTACATCATCAATAGGTGATTTTGGTACAGACTATGGTATAAAAGCTACTGTTCCTGATGCTTCAATAAATTCTTCTGACCCCCGTCTTTTTTCTATGCACAGTGGATACACTAGTCCTCTAATCCATATGGTCGATAATGGTGTTGCTTCAGCAGGAGGTCCGTTTGGATACCAAAAAATAGTATCTCATGGTCTAGGCTATATCCCAACTGCATTCTCTTTTTATAAAAAACCTGGAGGAGATAAATATATTTTTACATCTTATGCAAGTGCTGGAGTAGGTGAGACTAGATATGAGATTACTGATACTCAATTGCTACAATATGGTGATGATTATTTTCTATCAGGTCCTCCGCAATTTGGGTGCATTATCTTCAAGAACCCTCTTCAGCAAGCAACTATTAATGTTAGATATCCATAGGGGCTATATTATGTCTAGTAAAGATTATGGAATAAAAATATCACTCCCTGGTCATGATGTTATGTCTGCTACTCCAGAACAGTGCGCTGTGCACTCATCTTTTCCGTCATTAAAATCAAGGCTCGGCAACAGTGTGCCGCATCAAATGACAGTTAATATTACCTTTACTGGGCCTATGCCTAATGACAAACTAAACACAGTTTGGTCTATGGAGCACGGCTACAATAGAAAGGTTGCTTTTATAGCGTTTATTAATATGACAAATCCAACAATCAGCGGCTTTGGACAGGCTAATATCGGCGCGACTTTCCTGGCTTTGATTGATGTCACCGACACGTCTATAAGAGTAAGAGTCAAGGACGAACTCTTTAACGACCCTGAGTTTAGGCATATCAATTCAGGCTCAAGAATATCTGCTACTATTTTTATTTTTGCTGAAGATGGATAATGTTAGAATATGGTAAAATAAAGTTAGAGACAATAAAAGGAAAATAAACAATTATGTCAGCACCAGCAATACGAGACTTAAATGCACTTATATCAGAAATAGGGCAATCAGTTGCTCCTCAAAAACAGCTAATTGACGCGGACATCGCTAACGCCCAAAAAGCAGGAGACGCACAGATAGCGGGCATGGAAGCCCGTAAGGATAAAACCTTTGGGCAAATTGAACAACGAGCTTCAGATAAAGGTATGCTATTTTCTGGTTTTAGCCCTGATGCTCAGGCAGAATACACAGCCAGTACTTACCTACCTGCTTTGGCGGCTTTACAAGAGAAGATTGCTGCTACTCGTTCACAACTCTTGGGTAAGAAAGCTGACCTTGACACTAATGTCTTTGAGAAGGCTTATCAGACACGTGAGGGTGATATTGGACGTAGGTTCACTTATGATGAGGGCGAGCGTAGCCGTGCCTTTCAGGCAGCAGAAAATGAGAAACGTCGAGCCTTTGAAGCAGACCAGAATGAGCGCAATCGCCAAAGCCAAGCAGCTCTACAACGGGCTCAAATTGCTGCTTCTAGGGCGGCAGCTTCTGGTAATGTACCTGACATCAAAAGAGCTATTCAGCGTTTCCTTGACCCATTACGCGGCGGAGATAAAAAAGTCTCTCCAAGGAACTTTAAGAGAGGGCTTGAAATGTGGATGGGGGCTGGTGGCGCGCCGGCTAGTTACTACCGAACTTTCCAGAATTACGTCAATATGTCACACTCTCAAGATTATTTTTAGGAGGTTAGCTTATGTCAATGAGTTGGGAAGAATTCACAGACGCTGACGGCTCTGCTTATGAAGCCTTTAAGGCTTTTCGTGATAACCGTAATAAACAACTAGAAGAAGAGAGGCGGCGCCAGGAAGCTATAAAACAAGCTCAGGAGGCGGAAGAAGCCCGTCGTTCTCAGCTTTATAGTAAGTTTGAGGTAAAAGATGTAGGGCAGAAAGAGTTCCTAGGTATTAAGGGCGGTAAAATTCAGGAGCTTAACATCACCGGCAACACCTCTATAAATAATAGAGATGATTTTATTAAGCAGTTTGATTCATTAAGCGATGACACCAAAAATGCTTATATGAAGAAAATTGGTAGTCGTATTATTGATATAGAGAATAACGCTAAAAAGATATATGAGACCGCCAAAAAAGAGGGGAAGTCTGAAGATGAAGCTAAAAAGCTAGCCGCTAACACTATTAATGATGATTATTTTGCTGCTACCAATACCCTAAAAACTATCCAAGATACTGGTCGGGATAAAGGCGGTTTTATGGACTTTATCAAGGGCTCGAATGATAGGTTTCTTGGTGGCCTGACCCGTGGGGCTATTCGAACGGGAGCTTTCGTAACTGGTAATAAAGATAAAGCCAATGACTGGATAAAACAAGCAGGGCAAGAGGAACAAGAGCAGCAAACCCAATGGGGTAAGGCCGGAGAATTCGCTGGTGAAGCGCAAAAGCTCAGTGCTGAATTAGCTTCTATGGCTATTCCTGCTGGAGCTGCCACCAAAGCAGTAAGTAGTTTAGATAAGATAGGAAAACTAACTTCAAGCGGTTCAAAAGCTGCTCAATTTGCTGGCAAGCTATTGCCTCAAGCTGCCGGTAGTGCCACTGCTACTGCTATTGGTGCTGGACAAGATATTGCCAACGGCAAAGAAGAAGATTTAGTAAAAAACGCAATTATAGGTACTGCCGTAGACGCTGCCCTTCCAGCTATCGGTAAGGCTGCTAAAGCTGCTGATAAGCTAGCCGGTAAAGGTATAGCTAAAGTTGGTAGCGAACTAGGCAGAGAGGAAATTGCTGATAGTGTCATCAAAGAACTAGGAGAGAACGGGGCATTCAATACTCTTAACAAATTTGTCTCCAACAAAATGAAGGGCTTAGGATATGCCGCAGAGGACGTCTTGAACAAGACAAAGGCAGGGTCTAATCTCGTTGACCTTAAGGATAAGTTCTTTCAGAAAATGGTTTCCGACAACCACTATCTATATAAGTCCCTCCGTCGTGCAGAATATGAATCAGGGAAAGACGGACTAGAACTTACAGCACGTGAGAAGATTGGTGATATCAATCGGGCAGGGGCTGCTGCACAATCCTGGCTAGGCGAGAATGAAGACAGTGTTGCTTTGGCGAGTATGCTACAAGCTAAAGCATTTGCTGGTGATGAAGTAAAACTTTCAAAGAATATCTCTAAGGATTTATCTAGCACTCACTCTTACGCTGAAGTGGCTAAGTCCTTTGATGAATATGCAAAAGTTCGTTCAGAGTTAGATTTGGCTAAAGCTGGCAAGAAGAAGTTCAGCAAAGAAAAACTAGCTGAGCTTAATGAGCGTATGGCTCGCTTTAAGGATAATGATTTTTCACAAGAGTATGACCACTTGGTGAATATCTATCGAGCAGACTTGGACAACCGTCTAGAACATGGATTAATCTCTAAAGAGGACTATGATAATCTCACCAAAGAAGGACTAGATTACGTCCGCCAGCAGAGGGAGCTGCCTGATTGGCGGATAGAAAAAGATACTGGTGGAAAAGGCGGTTCAAAGGCTTCTCTCTCTAAATCTGACACCATACAGAAGCGGGATAAGTATGCCAGCCAAGAGTTGTTGTCTCCACTAGAGACCATGATGCAGCGTGTTACGGATACCCATATAGAGATTGCTCGTAATGACGCCGCTAGAAATATAGCTAATATGCTAGAGGACGCTGGCTTGGCTAAGTCTATCAAGACTACTGATATGGTGAACGAGAAAAAGGCTTTGCTTGGTGAACTTAAAGAGGGCAAGGATATCTCTAATCAACTAAAGAAAACCCTTCAAACCTATAAAACTCAGGCTAGAGACTTAACCCGAGAAATCTCCTGGATAAAGGGAGAGGGGCGTAAAGAACTTACTGGTAATATAAGAGAAGTCGGTAAGCATTTAGATGAATTAGCCGCCCAAAACCCGAACGGGCTTATTTCAGAGCAACAAATGATAGACACTTTAGCTTCTTTGGAGACTAAAGACTTTAAGGTCTTAAGGCGTAAGCTAGAGAACCGTAATAGTAAACTAGAACCATTATTAGACCGTATAGAAGTCTTACGCGGTAATTTAGATGAAGTAGCCTCCAAAAATAGTAGTTTGTGGAAACAAGCTAACGCTATCAAAACATCACCAGACAAATCTAATATTCCAGTCATGGAATACTTAGATAATGGTGTAAATAACATTGTTAAGATAGATGACCCGGATATAGCCAGAGCTATACATCAGTGGGGGCAAGAGAAAAATAATATCCTTATAGATATCGGGCGCTCCACCAATAATATCTTTAAGTACGGCACTACAGGTGCTAATGCCGCTTTTGCTATCCCTAACTTCATAGCTGACCAGGTTTCCTCTGCTGTAAACTCTAAAGCTTTAGGACTTTTAATCCTGTCAACTTCACCCGTTCAGTCTTTATGGCGATGGACAAGCCTCTTACGGCGGCTGATAAGGAGATTTTAGACCAATACATCAAGCATAATAGCGGTTCTCTATCAATTAACCAGTACACCAAGAAAGATAACACTAAACGAGCTGCCTTAAACTTTGTAAAGGATGGCAATAAAGAGACTGATACTCTTGGTGAATCAGTAACTAAACTCTTTAAGAACCCTGAAAAGGCGATGACAGACATCAAGCGTAAGGGTGTTAAGGCTTACACTTATATCACCAACCCGAAAGAGGGCTTGAGAGCTTTAAGAGACGCTACAGAAGAAGCCATTGGGGTTACTGAAAATATCACTCGTATTCAGAATATGCGAGGGGCATATAAGAAAGCCCTAGCTAACGGCAATACTGCGAGCGACGCTCTAAGAGTGGGCAAACAGGCAGCTAGAGAGAACTCTACAGACTTTATGGAAGGTGGCGAGTGGGGTAAGGTTATTAACGCCTTTGTGCCATATTTTAACTCTAGCGTTCAAGGTTCACGTACCTTAATGAGAAACATGAGAGATAATCCAGTCTCCACATCTCTAAAGATTGCTACTTTGGTGGGCGCGCCTTTAGCCTCCTCTACCGCCTGGAACCTATCTGATGAGAAGCGAGCAGGAATTTATAAGACTATTCCAGAATATGTGAAAGACAACAACTTTGTTGTTATCACGCCTGGTGCCACTTGGAACGATAAAACCCGTAAGTGGGATGGCGTCTTACTCTTTAAGAAACCGCCTGGAGTGAAGGACTTTGCTGAACCAGTACGCAAGTTTATGGAATACAAAGCCAGCAAACCAGATAGTAATATTGGCGACTTCTTGAAAGATAAGGGGGGTGATATTGCTATCGATGTTGCCAAATCAATGCAGCCGCTTGACTTTAGTTCACCAGAAAGACTACTGGGCTCTATAACACCGCAAATCCTCAAGCCAACAGCTGAAGCTATCCTAAACCGTAATTTCTTTACCGGCAAGGATATCGTACCAGAAAAAATGCTTAAGGAAGACCCAGCTGACCAGAAGTATAAGCATTACTCGCAGTTAACTGGGCATATAGCAGCAATGTTTAATACTTCCCCGCTTAAGGTAGACCACTGGATACGTCAAACCTTTGGTGAAGCTGGTACTAATGCGCAGCATTATATCGACCGCACTATGGGCGCACCAGAAGAAGCACGAGGAGGGCGTTCCCTACCAGAAAGTATCTCACGTCGTTTCCTTGGCGCTCCTGGAGGCGAAGACGAATCAGCCTTTTATGATGTTTACTCAAAAGCATATAGAGCAAAAGAAAAAGCTTCTAGTCGAGTAACTGAACTAATAAAGGCTGGTAGAATGAATGAGGCAAAACGTAGAGCTGAAGAGTACAACGAGACTGTAGACGGACGCTTTAATAACTTCTTTGAGCAGTACGGGAACTCTCCGACCTTTAATGATGAATGGGTCGCCAAGAAAGACAAATTAAAAATTCCAATAACAGACCGCTCTTTTAAGGCAAGGGCAAAACGTAAATGATATAATAAAGCTGTAATTCAATAGGAGAAAATAAACATGCCAACAATATCACCAATCTTACCAAATGACGGCGAAGCAATTGACGCTTCAGATGTGAACAATCCGTTCAATGCCATTATTGGTCTGCTAAACGGCAACCTAGATGAACAGAATATCAAACCAGGGTCTTTGAGCTGGAATGTAATGAGCAACTTCCAGAACCAAATACCATCGGCAGCCCTACAAGATGGCGCTAATTTAGGAAAGTTCAAAAAAGATGCCAATATCTCATTTATCTCAGAGGGGCTTATTTGGAGTCAAGTCACAGGCTTAAATGCTTCTATGACAGCTGGTAAGTATTACTCTAACACTGGAAATATTATCTCTATCACTGCGATATCTTCAAAAGCATTCGACGCCAGCAAAGATACCTATATCTATGTCGGGCAAAATGGAACAATTAACTATGGCTCTGTAGGCAATAATGCAGCTCGGCCGTCTTTGCCAGCAAATAGCAGCTGGCTAGCTAAGGTTGTAACTAATGATAATACTATTACCTACATAACTGACATGCGGCAAACACAGCTTGTGGGGGCACATAATATTGATTTTAAGGCAATATTTGCCGCTAAAGACTACAACACAAATCAAACAGTCGGCAATGTGTTTTTCCAGACTGGCTGGACACAATTTATTGGCAACGGCAACCCCGCTAGTAACAAGCGGTTTGTAGCGCCTGTTGTGTTCCCACAAAATTTCAGCAAAGTCTATTCAGTATTTTGCTGTTTTATTGGTTATAAAACAGGTTCAGCGGCCACTAAAATGGCAGAATTTAACAATGTTATTGGCGAGGGCAACACGGTGGAAGCGGCCGATATTGCTGGTACTGGTTTCAATATAGTAGCGTCCTCGCGCGGCGGTATGGGCGCCGCCTGGCACGGCGTGACTTGGTTTGCGGTTGGCGAGGCTTAGTCATTGTTATTAGTAATATTGTATGCCAATAGAATAATTGATAAAATAATGCTATAAGTTTCATACTAAAATAAAAAACAGGAAGAAAAAGTTTTAATGTCAAGTTCTACTCAAAACACAGAGATATCGGCTAGAGAGTTCGGTATGCTACAGGCGACTGTCGAGCATATCAAAGAAACAATAGATAAACATACTATCGTGCTAGAACGCATGGAGGATACCCTAAGCAGCAATATACCGCGTACAGAGTTTGAACAGCATAATAAAGAACGTGATACCGAAATCAAACAGTATTACATACGACGAGAGGAAGTCGAAAGTTTACTCAAGTTTTGGCGGCTTATCACTAGCAATTTAGCGAAGTTGTTTGCGGTGGCGCTAGTAACATTCGCCGTGTATCTGACTGGTATAGTAGTACGGCAGAGCCAGGAGGTGACATCGCTAAAAGCAGATTTTCAGCACTTGGAGGTTAAAAAATGATTGCCGTATTAATATCACTAATCATAATTTTGTTCATTCTCTATCTGATTTTTCGAAATAACAATAACGACCAAGGAGGTCAAATATGAAATTAGAAAAGAAAACTACAAGACAGCTATCAATCGCGGTTGGCTTGCTGTCATTCGGCGCATTCGTCGTGCAGGGTCTTGGCGATATTTGGGGCTTTGCTGCTGTCGCCAAGCAGCTGACAAGTACAGCACTGCTGTTTGCTGGCGGCGTCAACGTTTACTTTTTGGGCGTAACAAATCAGAAAAATAATCAAGATAAGAAGGAGTCAAAATAATGGAAACTACCAAGTATAACGCGCTAGAAGAATTGCATAATGAACTGAATCGCGGCACACCAGGCGATGAAGTTTCTCTTAATATCGGCGGCAAAGAGGTGTTGAGAGTCAAATTTCAAACTGGCGGTACAGCTGCCACAGAACGCAACGGTGTATTTATCGAGGACTTGCTTATTATAACTTACGCAAAACTAGCAGGCTACAATCGAGAGCTGCCGTGCCGCGAAAACAGTGTGGCTCTTACAAAAATCGAGGAAGCTATCATGTGGCTGGCTAATCGCAAAGCTGAGCGTGAAGCTCGCGGCGTGTATGGCACTGAGGAGAAGTAGCAATGAATAGAATAGTATTGAAGTTTAAGAATTTTCTTGCCAACCGCCTTGCCGTGATTCTGGTGGCGGCAGTCGTAGTTTTGTCGGCGACATTCGTCATTATCGGCAAGCAAGCTGAGGACGGTAGTATCACTCTTGACGGTTCAAAAGCCAAGTATTCTAAAGCAACTGAGAAAGCTTTGTGCGAGCTAGCCAAGAAACGTGAGACGGCGATTGCTGGCATTATGGGTCTAGACGTGCCGCAGGATTCCGGCTCGGGCTGCGAAGCACCCGACAAAGAGCTAGCGCAGATGGGTTCTGGTGTCTACTACAAGACTGATCTATCCAGTCCTGCAGCGTTTGTCAATGCTATGAACGGTCGTGGCTTTAATGAGGGCTACGGCTTACAGTGCGTGGCAGGTTTTAAGCAGTTTATGTTTAGTTTGAGCGGGCGTGTGGTGGCAACTAGGACTGGTGGAGCGAGTGGCTACGCAAATCAAGTCGGCGAAATCCAAGCACTCGGCTTTACGTGGCACTCTGGACAGGCTGGCATGAGGGATGGTGACTGGGCAATCTTCGGCGGCGGTCAGTATGGACACGTTGCCATGTATTACCAGGGCAAGTTCTTCGGGCAGAATCAAGGCAGTGGCAATATCTATGTCGGCAACGCGTTTAATTTGATGGATCTTGGCGGATACCGCAACTCAATCATTGGATATTACCGGCCAAACATTTGGAACGGCACTGCTAGCGCGCCAGCAGCTCCAGCAGCCAGCTCAAAATCGGTGAACGACCAAGTGGTAGCAGACGTATTGAGAGGTGTGTACGGCAGTGGCAATGACCGCGTAGCACGATTACAAGCCGCTGGTTACAATCCAGCCGAGGTTCAATCAGCTGTTAATTCACGTGTAGCAGCACAAGCACCGCAAGTAGTTGCACCGCGTCAGAATTATGCGGCTAACAATACAAGTGGTTACGTAGTAAGGCGTGGCGACACGCTCGGACATATTGCTCTCAGGAACGGCTGGTATAATGGTACAGGCGGTCTGTTCGGTAATTCAGGCTATACACAACGGCTAGCTGAGCGAAATGGGATTGTTAATCGCGGGTTGATTTATCCAGGGAAAATAATACAGCCATAGCTGAATTGTTCGGGATTTTCAAACAGTTAAAAACCGCCTCGATAAGCTCCGGGGCGGTTTTCATATTATTTAGCAGACAAATAGCATGAACATTATTGACAATACAACATCAATAATTTATTATAAAAGTACAAACACAAACACTTCAGCTGCAAAATAGCGACCCTATTTCTCGCTCTATCGGGTCGCTATTTTGTTTATCTACTCAACCCAGTAACGACACAGCAAGCTATCAGAGATAAGCAAAAGTTACTGAGCTGAGTAGATGAAGTGGACAGTCACCACGGTCTGCCCACTTTGCTATTATAGCACTATTTTCTGATTGCTAAACCAGTATCACAGTCAACTTTTACTCCACAAACTCCCCACTGCCCCTTAAAAGAACGTCCGTTGCGAATATAATTATCATATGCCCATTTCACGTTAACGGCGGCGTCTCTGAGTTGCTCCTCACTAGGACGGCTTTTAGCCAAATCGCCCCAAAGATTAACCTGAAAACAGCCTACAGAATAATCTTGAGTAGAAGGATTATGATTAACTATACCGGGATTCATGCCACTCTCTGCAGTAGACACGGCAGTAGCAAGCGACTGATTCCATGGGTATTTCGCTATCTCTGCAGCACAACTACCTACACCTCCGCGGTCTGTAATACCAATAGGTGCTATACTAGGGGTTTGTGCTATAGGCTGAGGAGGCTGCACTTCAGGCTGCACAGGTGCTTTTGAAATATTTTGCTTCTCTGGCTGTTCCTTAGGCGTTTCTAGCGACTTTTCCTCTTTTAGTGGCTCATTCTTCGTTTCGACTTTTTGAAGCTCCTGTACGGCTTTTGAGCGCGTTTCCTGAGCTTCTAGCCTTGCCTTATCCTCAGGCATCGCCGATGCTATAGCACCAAAAGAGAGAAGTCCAGCCATTGAAATCTTCAGGATTAAACTAAGAATAGGTCTCATACTATTCGTCTTTGTCTTCCTGTAGTTGCTCTACAAAGTGGAAAACAATCAATAGAGAGGCCGCAACGATTGCTGCGTACCCCAAGGCTTTACGTTCTACAACTGGTAGATAACCGACTAAAGCCAGTCCAGCTACAACAATAATTGATAGTGCGTATGGTTTAATTGCTTTTATAAATCGTTCAAACATATTATTTTCGCTCCTTTTCTTAGTTTGACAAGTCCATTATAGCACACCCATAACCTGCTTGTCAATAGCCCTATTTCCCCAGCTTAATCTCTACATACTCAAATGGGGGCATTTCATTCATTGGGATTTCATCATACTCAGTTGACTCAACAACAAAGATAACACTATCCCTAACGTGGTCGATTGTCATAGAAACCACTTTGGCGTCTTCTGGCACTCCTTTCAAGATAGTGGTATTCTCTGCTATCTTAAACCCCTTAGTGAATAGCCTCAAAAAATCTTGAGGAGACACCATAAGCATACGAACTCTACGCTTAGGTATATCTTTTTGGGGAACATCTTTAATGTCGATTATATTAGATTTTTTACTCACTTATTATTACTCCTTCTGGGTCTACTATAGACTCTTTAACTAATACGATTTTACCCGTATACCCCCAATACTTACTAGCGGCGACATTATGAACATAAGAGTCGTTTTCACATAAAGCGTCCATAAAAGCCTTTAGATAATTATCAATATCTGGTTTGCTTTGGTGGGGTTTGTTACACATCATCTGCTTCTTTTTGGCGCTCCAAGAACTAGACATAGGCACCAAAAACATAACAGAAAACTTAGGAGGTAATGGGTCTTTTATTGAACTGCGCAACTTGTCCTTAAATGTATAATATTTTACAACAGCAGGTCGCTTTTTCCATTTATCGCTGCGGGTCATCCTAGGCTTTGGCACTGGATTGACATCAATGGTTATGGGCTCTCTCATGGCACTCCCTTGTTAAAAAAACTAAATTACTTCTATCGTAGTATAAGTCTGGACGCTCATTACGTCCTTTGATATGGTGCAAGTCCATGTATTTAGGCTCTCTAGCATATCCACATCGGGGGAGTCCAATCTTATAGTCCTCGCATGCTATAAGATTGTCCTCATTCAAAGCCTCTTGAGCGAACTTATTCCTTATCTCCGCCCATTTTTTGGCTTTCTCCCCACGTCTCCTCAAAGGCGAGTTCCGCTTCAAGCTCTTTAACTGCCTTAGCCTCTTCATCAGTCATCTCCAGAGTTGGCAGTTCTTTTTTTACTTTTTTGCCTTTTCGCTTTGATGGCTTCTTCGCTGATTTTCTTAAGCTCATCTGTTTTACCTTCATCTTTGAGCTTACCAAAGTAACCACGAGCCCTAGAATTACCACCCAGGCGACCAACTCTCGCATGGATATCGCTTCCATATCGCTCCTTTCTAGTCTGAGCGGCTTTCTTACCAGCGGTAGACCTATTAAATGTGGGGATTTTTCTCCCTAAACTATCTACTCTCTGCATATACTATTCATTATCCGGATGGGATTTTAATACTGCTCGCCTGAATCCAGCCATAGCATTTGTATAGTATGTATCCCAATCTTCTGTTATTATCTTTTGCTTTGTTTTGGTGGCCCAGACAGCGTACAGCGCATGCCGCAACTGCTGGGAGGGAGTCTCCCCTTGGGAGCTAGTATCTCCCTTGGGGATATCCGTACCCTTAATGGAATCCTTCTTGAATACCAGGTGCCCCGTAGTCTTACGGAATCCATCAATAGTAGAAAATTGCTCAGTACTCATCTCTGTTAAGGTTTCAAAGGCTAAGGAAACTGAATCATCCGCCTTACGGTTAGCCCTCACCAAAGTAACTTCAAGAGCGAGCAAGCTCATATTATCGTACCCTTCTCAGGAACAAAAACCCATTGCGTGCATTTTCTGCAACTTCAAAACCTCCTGGCAAACCGCAAGCAGTACTCTCATTTGGTTTCTTTGAGAAGTAATAGATTACTTGAGACTTATTGCCTCGCAAAATTACTACTTTGGTGTTCAGGTAGTATTTTACCCCTTTACTGTTAGTATGTGTGTAATGAGCTGTACTCATCTTTTTATCCTTCTATTATTTTATAAAACTAATCTTATAACTATAGTCCGTTAAAATGGGACATCTTGGATATCAATTTTGTCTTCTTCTGCAGAAGCTTCTTCAGCGCCGTTTTCGGTATCATCAGCAGTCCACTCAGGTGAATTCTCAATCTTATCCTGTAGCCACTCTGGCAGGTCATTAAACACCTCCATGTCAGGGTCTTCTACTGAGAAGCTAATTAACTCATTGACCCCTTCAGGCTTCTTCTTGGTGGTCATGATAGCCGAAATGTTAGCGTAAGTGCGCTGTCCATCTTTACTATTTGTGTGTACAATTTGTAGTTTACAAGCCTGTCCTAATAGTTTAGACAAGTCAAAGCCAGCAGCCTCGTCTTCCGTGAACTTTTTGCCCCGCCAAGCCTCTAAGTGCTTGCGTAGGGCTGATTTCTGGTGCATAGATAGCTTGTAGCTATTGAAAATGATATAAGGTTGTCCATCTTCCATGCGGACTTTTTCGCCTTCGTCATCCTCCAAAAGCTCGAAGTACAGATATACTTGTCGAGTGTCTTTGGTGCCGAACTGAGACGTAATAGTCTGAGTACCGACATCCACCATCTTAAAACAGCGCGCCAAGAATACGCCTTCTGGAACGATTTCAAAATCGCCACCAGTTGTCAAGGGCGCTTTAATTGATGTAACTTTAGCCATTATTTCTCCTCCTTTTTGACTTTAGGGTCTCGCAATACACCAAGGTCATAACCTCTCTGCAGCAAGCCCCCCTTAGTTTTCTCTGCCATACGGTTACAAATAAACACCGCACGAACCCAATTTTTCAGACTTTCTATATCAAGTCCTAATTCGCTGGCGAAGAGAGCCGTAAAGCCCCCGTCCTTGCGACAGGAAACGATTAGAAGGTCATCAATAGGTTCTCCGCCCATCTCTTCCCAGATAAGGGCGTATATAGCAGACTGTATGTAATATTGGTAATTTATACCCTCCGGCATAGCGGCGTCTAGAGACTTGCTGGCATTTGAAGTCTTCCAGTCGGCAAGGACTAGCCTGTCACCAAAACGAATAAGTCCATCAAACGTGCCGCTAATGTGATATTTCAACGAATAAACAGTCTCTTCAGCCCCCACTAGTTTTGGCGAAACCTTATTCCACCATTCGACAAATCGGCTAAAGGCAAGTTCAGCAGAATGCACATCGCTATCTAGATTAGCTAGAGCCTCGTCCTTATCCCCCTGAGTACGATATTCAGAGTTATTGAGAAGCTCAGTATAAGCCTCTCTGATATCAAAAGGCTCGACATCCTGTCCGTCCTGCTTACGGACATAGTGTTCAATCGCGTCGTGGACTACAGAACCTATGTCAGCCCCCTTCTTTTGGCGGCGGATATAGGCGTGAGCCGCTGAATCTACCAATTCATATAGTTGGTCATGGTTCAGCGTCTTGATATTACGGTCATCACCAAAGATAGTACCCTTTAGTTTCCCAGTTTTCACTAACTCGCCGCTTTTTTCATTTAGAACCTTTTCTTCAGAAAACCCCTGCAACCGTTCACCGTTGTCCCCGATGAAGTTATAGTAACCGAACAACTCCGTGAGAGCCATTCCCAGCGGCCATGTCATAAGCCCTTTCTTTTCTAAAGTGTCACCAAGCAATGTAGTGGTACCCTTAGGTCGTTCTGCCTTACCCCAAGCTTTTGGATTATCTTCTGGTAACTCAAAGCTTTTTCGTCTCCGAATATAGTATCGATGAGAAGCATCCTTATACTCCAACTTGATAGTATGTTGCCCCTGTTTATTCGGGTAAAGACATTTTGTTATATCCTTAAAAGCCATTCGCTCTCCTCCTTATAATAATTTTATGATAACAAACCATAAGTAAAATGTCAAGAGATTTATTCCCAATGTGTACAAATGCCCTCGCTACAATCATGGTGCATGAAACAAGTAAACTCTCCGTCATCTTCACCAGGTGTTGCACATAAACAAACATTCATCCCATAACTCCAATCAATTTATTACGACGAGCTATCTCTCTATCTAAAACTTCTATTTCAGAATTTAACCTAGCCACATCTCGCCAAAACCGCAAGAAGAATAGGTTTTCCTCATCGCTATATTTAATATCCGCATAAGGAATATTTATTCTTTGGTGAAGTTCATTATATTCTTTTAGCCTATCGCTTAAAACACGGTAAACTGCAATTATCGTCTGCCAACTCCAGCTATATGGTCCCATAAAACTACTTCTCGCTTTCCCTTTTTATCGCTTTAATCTCACCAGCTTCAGTGGCTTCGTTATCGACTTCACATTCACAGTCAGTACAATAAGCTGCCCCATCTGCCCTCACGTCAACGTTATGCCCATAATGAGACATAGCGGTGTCTAGTCCATATAAAGAGATATGTTCAGCCCAAACACGTTTTTCCTTACGATTCACTTTGGTGATTCTTAAGGTAGCTTTCTCTAATTTGAGAACAATACCTTTCTTAAAGTTTTTGTCCTCAAAAGCCTCAGGGGCTATAATATCTGTTATTTCTTCCTTTTTTGCCATAAACCTTTCCTTTACTCTTTTAGCTTATCAAACCATAGCCTAATTGTCAATAGTTTTATTTGTTAAAATAATGATTGAGAGATTGTTGATGTTTTTTGCTCCTTTTCATCGACAATCTCTAGTACTTTTGCTCCAAGTATAACTTCTAAGACTTTCTCAATATCACTTTTCCCATCTTCTTTTGATGACATAGAGACGCTATCAGAGTATAGCTCTGCATGGCACCAATCAATTACAGCCTCAATACCCATAGCCTCATACATATCTCCCCAATCCTTATAGGGCGGCTTAGGTTGGCGCACTCGATAACTTATGACTTCATCTAAAGCTTCACGTACCTTATTACCAGCATCATCATTATCACCAGCAAAGATAATCTCAACCTTATTCTCTTTGCACCAAACAGCCATCTTTTTCACCAACTCACCAGAAGATGCTGATGGAGCGGCTACCCAAGGAATACAGCAATAATCAAGCACAGCAGCGTCACTGCACCCCTCCACCAAGAATATCTTATCCTCTGGCTCAAGATTCCATGTGCCATACATAGTAGGTTTAGCGTCTTTCCAAAAGTTAAAACGAACATTTCCTTTTAGATTCCTCCACTGACCAAAAGGAATACTATTACGGGAACGACTAAAGTAAGGAATAAAATATCTATTATGCCTTTCATCCCACCTCCAGCCCAAATCATTCAATGTCTCAATTGGGAGACTCTTAAAATAATGGTCGGAGGGTATTTCTGGTAGAGACTTCCAAAATTTCATCAGATTGACTTTTTTATACTTCTTTTCTGCCATATTACCCTTCCTTTTTACAATTGCTTTCTTTGGTGCTTCAAAATCTCCGCCTTTCCGCAAATGAGGGAAGGCTTTAGTAATATGAAATCTTCCCCCCAAGCATCCAGCATGACATTTAACAAACCAATCATCTGTATAAATCTGAGCAGAGGCATGCTTATCTTCATGCAGAGGACATTGAGTTAGGATGTATCTACCGCCGCCCCTACCATGCTTCAGCTCCGCCATATCAAGAGCCGCCAAAACATCAGCTTCTGTAAAATTGTCCTTATGCTCCCTATTCATATCTATCACCCTTGTTGTTATTTAGCGGCGTCCAAGATATTCATCTAACTAGTCCTTATTATATTTAATAGTATTATCTATAATCTCTATGATACTTAACATCGTATATATACTTTGCACCATAGCATCTAAACGGTCTTGTGGAGGGGTAAAATAGGAGAACGAAAAACTCTCATCCTGTAGTTTACCGTTCTTAAACAACTTACACGACCCTCCATTAACAGTAATAGTCATTGATATATCGTATCCCCTGTAGCTAAAATTTATTTCTTTTCTAACACCCGTAAGATATTTATCCATTATCTTCAACTCCTTTCACGAAAAACAGCCACCGCGTCATTCCAGACTTATCGCCGAAAGCTGGTTTCTGAGGTAATATTTTTAGTAATTCAGTGGTTTTAATATCACGCTCGCTCCACTTCATAGCGACGACGCAACCAGGCTTTACGACGCGCAGACATTCGCTCAAGCCTTTATTCAGAGTTTCTTGCCAGGTGTCTTTGTCTAACTTGCCGTATTTCTTGGCGAGCCAGCTATTCTTGCCGCAGTTGATGAGATGAGGCGGGTCGAACACGACGAAATAAAAGCACTCATCAGGGAACTTCATATCTGTAAAGTCTAGAACTAGGTCTGGGTTGATTTCTAGTGTTCTGATTTTGTCTCTGTCTTTCATCTCGACAGTTTCGCGGCGACAGTCGGCGTAAAAGATATTTGGGTGGTTTTTCTCAAAATAGAACATACGACCGCCGCAGCAAGCGTCAAGTATGGATGTTGGGGTAGTTTTCATTTCTCCTCCAATAGTTCAGGGTTTTCGTGGATATTACCCAGAACATTGTTCAAATCGCGAGACATATCTGCCTCCATATATTTACCGTCTTTATCAACCATTAAATAACAAGAACTCTTAACCACTCCAACACCTAAATCCTCACAAAATTGGTTATCATACAGGGTCACAATGTCGCCATCATAAACAGGTATGCAAGCCTCTGCCTCGTGGCCCGCATACTGTTCAATCACCAGTCGTCCCTCAATCGGAATCGGCTCATTCTCGCCCTCAAGCCTAGCTGATACGAGTTTATCGCCTTGCCAATGTAAGGACACTACTTTGCGCATCCTTTTTTCTAGCTTGTCCCAAGCTCTAAATTTAATATTACGCATTGTCCAGCCCCCCGATAAAGAAATCTTTTTTGCCTAGAGGCTTTGCTCTATAAAGTTCACCTCCTCGGACTTTAACATCTCGAGAGTCCATCACCATGTATTCAGTACCATAACCTGGATTCTTTATACAATCACACCAAATAACCATCTCTACTTCATAACCGTCAATAATTGAACTATAGGCTTCGTCGTAATACTTATTAAAAAGCTCAATTGCTTCTGATAGCGTAACTAGCTCAGTAGACTCAACTAATGGATATTCTTCTTTGTTGTTATAATATTGGAACTTATAGTCCTTCTTCATTTAATGTCCTTTCCTACACATACCTTCCGTCGTTATAGGTTTTACCACTATCTAGATATGCTGCTATTTTCCCAGTAACCTCTTCTAGTGTATTGCCCTTGGCTTGGACAAAGTGCATATAGTCATCATTATCCTCATCAGGTTCTTCAAATCTAGCCCAGTATTTGAAACCTCCATAAACTTGTATACCGCAAGATACAGTGAAGTCGCTACCCATGTGGCTTTTTAGGTATTCCTCAATATAGTCGAGCCCCTGTCGTTCAACTTTTATCATACTTCCTCCTTCACAAAGCCACGAGTGATATCACCCATTTCATCAATTTCAGTTTGGGTGAATGTAGTTTTATAAAGTCCTCGTTTCATTTTGCTTAAATTTGACAACGATAAATAGAAAGAGCCACTTTTAGACCGAGCAAAATATAGACATCCACCATTTAACATATTGATTCTATCGTCAATATTTAGCTTCAACCGATACCTTTTTTCTGGTTTACACTTATCTAATAGAGTGAGTGTATAACGATTGACAAGTTTATAAAGGGCTAGATGCGTGGGATTTTTATAGTTTAGACTATCGTAGCATGTGTCTACTTGGAGTGGCTGATAAAGATTAACACTAGCGACTGGACAACCATTGCCTTCAATATAGATATATAGACGAAACGCACCCCTCTCATATGTAAACCCCAGCTCTTCTATCTCGCGCATAAATTCTTCTATTGTAATGTAATCAGTCATTGTATTCCTTTCTTTATTAGCTTTTGGTATACACAAAAATATAGATTGACTGTCTCCACTTCCCATGTCAACACCAATCCTATACTTGCTGTGACTCACCTAGATTTCCTTTCCGTCTTTATAGCATTTTGAGTAACCCATTTCGCCACCAGCTGTTTTACAGCGGGCTTCAGTGTTCATATTTTGAATCTCTTGTTCAGACATTTTAAGGGACCAAGCAATAAACAGTGCAAATAAAGCAACAATTGCTAAAGTTATTATTGTGCCAATAGCTACGTCACTCCAGCTATTATTAGATGAACTAAAATCAGTTTTCATTCTCGTCCCTGTTATTTTCGTCAAAACGTTTGTCTAATATTACAAATTCGCCCCAGCCAATTTCGTTAAAAATAGTTTCGACTGTTTCTTCAGCTAGAAGCTCAGCATCGTAAATATAGTCACCAGTATAGCCGTTGGCAATAACAGTTATATTGTCGTTTTCGTAATAAAACTCAAATTTATAATATCGAGAAAATCTAACTTCAATATCTTTATACTCTTCTGGAAGTTCATTTTTGATATTGTTGTTCTCGTCTATGACTATAATTTCTTTCATTGACATCTCCTTTCTCTATGTCCACAAAATTAGTGGTTTAGTTGACATTATCTTAACTACCCCTTAAGATAATCTTCTTACCGTCTTCCAGTCTAAAGCCACTTTTAGTGGTGCCATCAAAGCGTAGACAACTTTGCTCGAATAGGTAGTTAAAGACTTGACCGAGGACTAGAGCATAACAACCGTCATCAAGACCAATTTGGTCTGCAACGTATTGTTTAGAGTCTTGGTCATACGATATATCAGGTTTTAAGTTCCAAACTCTCTCGCCAATCTTCTCTTCAGCTATTTGCTGAATTTCAGCTAATGCGTCTGACAGGTCATCAACATTACCTATCTCCACTTCAAAGCAGCCATCTTGGTCATCATAAGTGCCAGTATGTCGATATTTACGAGCTAGTTTATCAAGAGGACCAACCGAAAAATCTCCGTAGCCATTTGATATGTACAGCTCTTTCCCGTCATCTGCCTGTATTGATATTCTGAATCCCATATCCTTTCCTTATGTTAAAAATATGTAAAGTACATGTATGTTGTTTACATATTTTACCTGTATAGCGTATTTATTAAATAAAACACTATACAGGACTTAACTACATAATTTTGCCCGTAGAACGTGTTTTTTAGATAAAACGTTCTACGAGATTCAACCGCATAACTGGTTGGCTATATAAGGTGATGATTTGACGAGAGGCTGCCATCCTTCACGCGTTAGCAATAATGCTACTGTAGCGCCGTTTCAGTACTCGTATAGTCACATCTTTCACTGCTCAAGTTGCAATGTCAGCAGTTACTCTTTTCTAGCTCTAGTTGCGGGTCTCAGTGAGGTTGCAACGCCAACCTGAGAATAGCGCTTTCGAGTCATTTATATATAGCCAGTTGACAACACAAAGGCTATCGACACCTGCTACGATTACTTTCGCAGTCCAGCATTTTTTGTGTTGCCAGTTGATAGCACGAGGTGGGGATTTGCACCTAACGAGCTTGTACTTTGCTCGCCCACAGTGTTCGGCATTACTACGGCGTTCCCTCCGTAATTCCTGTTATTACGATCCAGTACCCAGAGGGCATATGACAGTACTTAGCTGGCATCGTTCCCGAACTCCTACAGTCTGATTCCAAAATTAGCATTACCTACTTTGCTTACTCGTGCTACCAGTTGAACAGACGATACACGTTGCATAGCTCGCTAGAAAAGCCGAGCAACGTTTCACCTCAACGGAACTACGAAAGGTGGCAGCCCCAGTGCATATCATCTGTCCAGTTGACGGCACGACCACGGAGCAAAGGACTTCTCACCTTTCGGCTTACTTCCATTCGGAAACCCAGCTTTATTCCTCATATCATGCCGCCAGTTATGCGGTTGATGTACATACACACAAGCCTGCCCACAATCTCGTCTCAGCCCCACTGTAAGCGCAGTGGCTCTGTTGCTAAACGGATACAGCTGATACCGCGTCGCTCAAGTTTCCTCAGAATGCTTGCTCAAGGCACTTGTGGGCGGAGCTGGTGTGTATGTACGATGTTAATGTTCACCCAGTTTATTGACGTATGGTAGGTCATTAGCAAACGGCGTTTACCTATTATCCTTTCTGCGCCCTTTCTTTCGGCGAGATTTAATCATTTCTCGTGTTAGTTTTTTCTTGGTGTGCGGTTTCTTAACTGACGGGTGTTCCATCAGCTTGCCATCGCAATATGTACCCTGACAGTATTCGCTGTCTACTGTCTTAGTTGGTTTTCCGCAAATTTGACAACCTGGCCACATAATTTAATCTACGACCTCCAAATCTTTAGGAGTGTCTGGCTCAGTGTAGCAGTATCCAAGCTCGTTCAATTCAACTGCAGTATACCAGCTACCCGCGGCAGCATACTTTTCGCCGCAAGACAAAAGATAACATCCGTTTATCGCTACCAAGACCTTTCTAACATGACCATCGTTATGCCTAATAAAGTCACCGACACAAAGATTATCTAGGGTTTTCTCAGCAGGCTCTAGCATCTCGTCAGACCAGCAGAAAATATGCTCCTTAACTTCGTAATAGTCGCTTTCTGCACAATCAATTGTGAGTACTGCTCCGCCCATTCTTGCCATAGTGCTATTACAACGCACACCATCATAATATTTATTTACAATAAGCCCCTTATGAACCCTGACTTTATCACCGACTTTGAATTTATTTGCTGACATTATATTTCCTCCTCAATTCTAAAGTGAATTAACCAGTCTCCTCTGTTTTCTTTGATGGATTTTAGAGCGTCTTTTTCAGTCTCGTAGCGTACAATTTCTCCGTATTCAAGACGATAGACTTCCTGTACCTCGAGCCTATTCTCTCTAGAGTTATAATAAACAACCCAGCCGCCATTGTCATTCTCAAAATCTGGCTTAAATGTTGATGTTCGGCATAATCTGACTTCGGCTAGTTCACGGTCACGAGCTTTTTTGCATTCTTCTTCGGTGCGATAGGTTCTACCCATTTCATAGCGTGCGGTATCCCAATAGCCGCCAGTACAAACATTATGGCTAATTCCTCCGTCTGAATGGAAAGACCAATATTCCTCACCTATTACGGGCTTCCAGTGAATACTATCTGTTGGTTTTTGGATTTCCTCAAACCAGTCGTCAAAATTGTTAAGAAAATAATTATATTTGATACCAAAATTGACCTTATCTTCGCCGTCTTTTACTCGCTTCTTAATCTCTAGATAATCATAATCTGATAGACCATCTTCGCTCTTATGAGTTACTCTTTCAAACACCTCACCAGCTTTCGCGTAGGGCAGGTCTTTAAGCAGCTTATAGTAATTAGGTTTTACTTCTCTTTCCATTTCTTATACTCCTTCATCCATTGTTCATCTAACTTAACCATTTCATAATCAGATATTATCATAAAAATTATGAACGATAGTAAGAACACCACCCCCAAAAGTATAATTATGATTAACATCTCGCTCCTTTCTATAAACTATTGTTATAACTCTATACTATCAAACCATAAGCTAATTGTCAAGAACTAAATTGGGATTAGGACGCCTTTATCTAATCTCATTTCGTAGCTGTAATCAGGTTTTGGTGTAAACCTAGACTTACGCAAGGTAAGTTTAAGCGCACCAGAACCCATATTATCGCTATTGTCCTCCACCTCGATTACTTTGGTGCCTGCCTGCGCGATAGAGCCAGAGCCAACGATTTTTGACATGCCTTTTGCGCCAACAGATTTGTTGACGTGGCTCACCAAGATAATCGTCTTGTTGATTTTCTTCATCAGCTGGTTCAGCTTCTGCATAAATATTCGCTGACTGGTGTATTCATTCTCGCCCTTGATACTTTCTGCACCCTCAAAAGCAAACTGGAGGTGGTCAAGGAAGATAACGTCGATATCGCGCTCAATAAACCATTCTTCGATTAGAACCAAAAGGTCGTCAAGCTTCCAGGACTTCACCAAGTCCTCTTGCGGCATGAAGTGGATGTTATTGCCCTCCAAGATGAATTGTTTGGTGCCCGCTGGTCCAAGAACCTTACTAAGCCGGATGTAAACATCCGCTCCAGAGTCCTCCAAAACTAACAAGCCGACTTTCTTACCAGACTCAATTGGGTGCTGGAGAAAATTCAAGCCTACTGTTGACTTGCCTACACCCGTATCGCCATAGAGGATAACGATTTCATAACCGCCTTCACGACCGTAGCCGCCACCAAAATAATCATTCAGGTTTGGGATACCCCTTGACCTAGTAGACGCCAAGAATAACTCAGTCCGCCCCCAAGTGTTACGTAACTTTGCGGCTTCTTCCGCAAAGTCCCGCAAATAGACAATCTGCTTACTCAACCCCATCTTAATTCCCCTCGTTCCTTAGCTGTTCTCGAGCTTCCATAATTCTACAATATTCTCCTATTGTCGTATTGTCAAGTACTACGCCGCGGAAATAA